ATGTTCCAGCAGTCTCAACAGACATTCTAAATACTCTTAAAAAAGTTTGTGTAGTTGTAACTGTAGTTGTCCCATCCATATCAACTGTCTCTTCAGCTAAATTGTAAGAACCATCCAAACCTTGTATCTTCAAAGTTCTAGCACCAGTTCCTGCTACATCATCATTAGCATTATCACTAACTACATCAACAGTAACTGCCGAAGACTGATAAGGATACTGTCCACCTGTTTCCCAAATAACTTCAAAAGCACCTGATCCAATTGAATCATTATATCCAAACTTATTTACTTTTGTGTAACCAGTAAAATCTCCTTTTGCAACTGCAAGATAAAAATCTATATCACTAGTACCTGGACTAGTTCCACCTGTTGTATTTACATTATTACATGAACTCATTAGCAACCAAACCTCATATTATACCATGTAAATCTTTCTAATTCTTTTCTTAAATCATCTTGAAAAGAAAAATTTAATTCATTTTTAATTGTATCTATTGATTGTAATATCTGTCTTTGATTTTCGACATCATATTCTTCTTTTGGTTCGGGTATGTATGAAGTTATTTTAGCCATTATCTTCTTCCATCTGGTCTTGCATCTAATCTAAATGTACCATAACGCCATGTTTCACCAACAGCGTCATTAGCTATTTTAATTGCTACTAATCTTCCTCTTGCACGTGTGTCTATTTTATCAGTGCTCGATGTAACTGTAAATGGACCTAACGGTGAACTTGTAGCTGTAGTGTTTGGGTATCTATTAATAAATATTGTTACTTTTGAATTACCAGTTAAAACTTTATAATCAGGTATAAATCTATTAACAGACATAAAAAATTCACCATCTCCTTGAAGATTAGCTATATTATTTGTATTGGTTATATCAAAATCCCCTGATTGAATAAATGCATCAATAGAAGTTGTACCCGATGAATTGACTTGATCGGTTCCGGTTTCATGGGCATAATAAGTTGATGCACCATATTTATTTGTTATTCCTTGTATTGGAAAATTTGGTGTAGCTGATTTATTATAATCAGTTGCGTATGGTAAATCAAAAACTCCTTGATCAACATATGAACTTCTAGCAAGAGATGAAGTTGTCCAAACATTTTCTGCATAGTTATATGTTACACATCTATCAATTTGAGTGGATGCTGCTTTTGGATAAAACCAATTTATTTCATTATACAAACTATTGTGTTCTGCATAAACTAATTGATTTGAGCTGTAATTTAAACCTAGATTATCTCCTGTAGTTGTAAATACAAAGTCTTCTACTAAACATGGTAACATTTTAACTGTACCATCAAACATAAAAAAACCACCCTCACCAGACATCCAAAACACTTTACCATCAGAATAACTAACTGCATTTTGACCAATTAAACCACAGTTTGTACCAACCTGTCTAATAGAGAATGTAAATGGTGGACCAACAAATTGAATTACATATGCAGATGAATCTGTTAATACTAATGTATAATCTTTACCAGATACAGCTCCAACAATTTCATTACCTTTATCTAATCTAAATGTTCCTGCAGTATTAGTTGCAGTTGGTTGATAAGTATTAAAATCTTCTTGATTAGAGAATCTAATAAACATTGGATCTTGTGTAGTATTATCTCCAATTGTAGTTTCTGTTCCAAAATGAAATACATGTCGATCTCTATCTGAAACTTGAGTTAATAGAGTTTTAGTAGGGGCATTTGACATAATTGTTGCTCTGTTTGATCTTGCTGAGACTGCTCCTGCGTTCCATGTAAATGTTTTGCCATTGTGAATAGTTGCAATCAATATTTGTCCAAAGTTATCTAGTGACCAGATGCCTGGATCTAGAATCACGTTACTAGTTGTACTTGCAGTTCCCCATGTACCTGAACTCCAAGTATCTGTACCCCAACCAAAACCTGGAGTTTGAAAAGTTGGTCCTACAACTACATACGGATTAATTTCCGCTGATCCAGTTCCAGAAGTTGTACCTGCTGAATTAGATGGCATAATTATTTCAAAAGTATTTGCAGTTTTATTTCTTACTTCAAAAGTATTATCTTCAAAATCAGATGTTGCATAACCTGAACCTGTTGGAACCGTAACAGATGAAAATGTTACATATCTTCCATCTAATAATCCATGAGAGGTTTTATTTACAGTGACTGTTGCAGAGCCTGTTGTTGCATCAAAGTCAGCTCCAGTAATAGCTGTATCTAATGGAGTAATATCAACGAAACTATCTTGATCTCCATAGTATAAAAATAAACCTTGAGATGTCCCAATTGCTACATATCTTTCACCAGCAATACTTGTAAAAGCATGTTGTGCTCTAGCTGCTCCCGGTAAAGTTTTATTTGAGTTAGTTAATTGAGACCAACCACCTATTTTTTCTGGTAATCCATATCTAAATCTAACAAAATCACCATCAACCCATTGAGATTCACCCCCTGAATCTGTGACTTGTTTATTAAAACCTGGTTTAAAATTAAGTTTCTGCAGCATAACTAAATAGTTATATCATGCTTTAAAATCAGAGGGAAGTCCTAAATGAGGCCTGTTGTCAAACTTATTCTTTTCGGAGCCTTCAGTCGCTTTGTTATTAAAATGTAAGAAAACTTGACCACAATCTTCTCCTTGAAAAGCTTCTCTCCAATGCTCTAATATATTACCTCTATACACTAACATGTCGCCAGGGTTTAATTTAACTTCTACACCTTTACTTGTAGAAGGAATATATTTACCATCTTTCATAACACCATCTGATTCTTTTTCAGCAATATAGATTGGCCATTCATCTCCTCCTAAATTCATAGTGGTAGATATTTCACAACTAAACCTATCTTTATGCCTATGGAGAATATCTCCTTTTTTATAAATTCTAGCATAAGCGTAAGTTTCAATGAGTTCTAGTTCTGTTATTTTTTCCATAATAGATTTTACTTCTGTGAGTAATGTTTCCATTGCGACATCTCCGTAAACAGAATATGTATTGAGAACTTGTTGATCGTTCCACACACCCCAATATGTTGTGAAAGGTGAAATGTATTTTGTATCAAATAAAGTTTCTGCAACTTTTCTTTTAAGTAAAAAATACTTATATACAAAATCAGCTATTTTTGGATCAATCGCTTCTTTGATTACAGTAAAACCATTTTGTTTAAAATTCATTTTTTTCTCCTTTAAGTTCTATTACATTCTGGGCCATGCCATGATAAACCTGGGCCATTCATTTCCATAAAAAAAGTTACTAAGATAAGTCTATCTTCTTCAATACCTTCTTCACAAAACCTTTGAGCTGCATGATAACTTTGAGCATCAAAAATAATAATTCTATTATATCTTGATTTAACATGTATTGTTTCTTCAAAGTTACTATTGTTTTCTTTAACATATTTTTCTTCATTATCAAATGCTTTTGTAATATATGTTTCTCTTTTCATTTTGGTATGTTTCCAATAATTCGTATTTTTTGGCTCAAAAATAGATGTACCGCAATTTTTATGTGGCGATAAATATATAATAGAACTTATTAATCCATGATCTTGATGTACCCATCCTTCATTTTTAAAATTTTTAGGTATTCTTTGAAAATAGCATTGTGCATTAAAATTAATTTTTGAATGTGTTGTCGGCCACAGTAATTTTAAAATCTTACCAGTTACTTCTAAAAACAAATTATTATTTAATGTGTGTAAAGCTTCAGTTCTTGCACCAGGATATATACCTTCTGAAGGTTCTTTATATTCTAATGACTTTGCGTAATCCAAAATTAAATTCGGATCTTTAAAAAAATTATCATATGTAACAGTGGGTATTAACATTTTATATATTTACCACTAAAGAAATTCTTTTATCTTTTTTAGGAAAATAAGCTTCATGATAATGTAATCCATCAAACATAATACCTGTATCTTCTTTTCCTTTAGTTTCTTTTAATATATCTAAATCTTTATCGTCTATATATGTATAATTTTTGTATGTATAACTTGTGTTACTTTCTACCATTTTATTATATATAATAGTTCCTAATTCATATTCATCATTTTTTAAATAAATAATAATATTTTTATGGTCAAAAGATAAATCTGTATGAATTCCAGATTTTTCAAAACTGCAAGGATATGTTAAATTAAATGCCATTCTATAAATTTGTTTAATTTTAAATCTATATTTTAAACCACATGATTGTAAAAATTTTAATGTAAGGTCATATATAAACGAGTTTGGTCTTGTATCGCCTCTTCTAACTACACTATGACTTAAAAATTCAAAGTTACTTTTTTTATCATTACTTCCATACTGATCAATATGCCAAGGAAATGTATTAGATAAGACTATTGATTTAAGTTCTTGATAACTTTTTGATCCCTTAACATCTAATTCTAACATGGTAATATATCCCTGTTTGAATATAAAAAAGAAACTTGTTTAGTTATTTCCATGGTTGTCCTAAATTCCAAATAACTAAAGAATATCTAATCCCCTCTGTCACAGGTTTTACTCTATGCCAATTAAAACTTGGAAATACAACAATACTTCCTCTAGGTATTATACCTTTACATTCAGATACTGTGTTAGGATCATCTTCATTATTTCTATTGCTAAATTGTAATTCACCTCCTTTATAATCTTTAGGATCAGATAAAGAACATGTTACAGATAACTTTCTTATTTTACCATGTACATTTAAATTTTTTGGATTATTATATGGTTCTTTCCAACTATCACAATGCCAATCATAATGTTGGTTAAGTTTATATTTTGTAAATTGACATGCTTCTGAAAAATCCCATTCAAAATTCCAACCTGCGTTTTTGTTTGCAATACGTACATAGGGATGAATTTCTTTATAAATCCATTTATCTGATAACCAAACAATGTTTGAATCTCTTTTTCTTTTTAAATCTAAAAGTTCTTCTTTATTTAAATTTGCATCTATTTTAATATTATTTTGTATAGCTAATTCTTCGTCAGATAAATGTTGATTTTCTGATGTTCTTTTTATATGTTTTATTTTTTCTTTAAGTTTAGCTTCGGTACCTGTTAGAGCACGTAATTCTTTTTGTTGATTACCGTATTTAATTAAATCATCACAAAATCTATTTGACAAAACAGATTCAAAATACCAATAATTTTCTTTTAAATGCATAAGTTCTTTCAAGGAACTTTATACTTTTTATAAACAATAAGTCAATTATTCCGCTGTTGAAATCCAAGAAGATATATCAGGATCCCAGATAAATGTTTGTGTTCCACCAGAACTTTCTGCTAACCCTTTCCATCTTTGGTTATCCTCATCCCATTTAATTTGATAATAAGCACCATCACCATAAGTATAAATAGTTGGGTGTTCTACAGGAGCTTCCCAATTTGCTTTTGATAAATTAAAAGTCCATGAGGGAAAAGGTTTATCGTCATGAAAAATGTCATTAGTTGAATCATAATTGTAACCAATTCCAGCATAATTTCCCCTAAAAGCAGTTCCTCCATTTAGATGTTTGTTTTCAAATGTATTATATGAAGTTCTTTTCCAATAAGTATCTGAAATACTAGAATAATCTATAAATGGATCATTTGGATGATTATCTTTTACCCATTGCTCTAGTTCAGTAGAATTTTCTCCTCCATGATCATCAACTTGATCTTGGCCAATGACAATAACTCTTAATACTTTATTATTGTCAGAATTAATTTCTGCAAAATGTGCCATAATTAATCTCCTTCCCAATCTCCAGATCTTCTATAGTCATAAACTTCAGGTAATGTCCATATTCCAGGAGCAACAAAAGATCCAGGAACGGAAACAGCGGGTTCTTTTACAATAACCATACCCGATCCACCATTACCAACGTGGTTAGATCCTAATCCATAATTTCCACCACCGCCAGATCCTGAATTTGTATCTCCGTTTCCAGCAAATGATGCAGGGGGTGCTGACAATCCAGTTCCGCCACCACCAGTTCCACCAACAGGTGTATTGGATGTACCTCCACCTCCTCCGCCTCCAGCGAAGTAAGCGTTTGTTGGTCCAGGACTTTTAGCTGGATAATAAGGTTGTGGTGCTGCTCCAAAAGTTGATGCTGTGTTAGTTCCTGCTCCACCTGATCCACCTAGTCCAGGCCATGAAGTAACCGGACCTCCTATTGCACCAGATCCACCTCCACCTGCTCCATTATATACGGTTGAAAGTCCTCCAGTATTTCCTTCTGGAGGAGAATATCCTCCATCATTTCCCGCCCCACCTGATCCAAAACCAGATGCTCCACCTCCTGATCCTCCATCGAGTCCAGGGCCACTTGAGTTTAGTGATCCTCCTCCACCAGTTGAAGCTATTGGTGATGCTGCACCAAATGTAGAATTACTTCCAGGTGAATTAGTTGCAGCATTAGCTGCTGGGCCTCTTGTTCCACCTGCTCCTATTGTAATTGGAAAAGGTGATGAAGGAACAGGGTGGTTTGATATAATTCTTAATCCGCCTGCACCTCCGCCTCCTACTCCTCCCGCAGCGCCGCCAGCAATAACCATAACAGTTACTTGAGTTGTTGCAGGTTGAACTGCAAAGGCAGGGTTAGGTGAAGTAACACCTGTAATAGTTTCAGGTTGAGTAACAGGTGGATTGATAACAGGTGTTTGAACTGGTCCTATAATTCCGCCATTAGCCATAATTTATAGTGCCTCCTATTATGATAATTCTTCGTAATTTATTGTAATAGTTAAATCACTGTTTGCAGAAGCTCCCGCTTCAATGTTATCACCTTCTTCTAAATAAATTGCTGTGTTTTTATCACAAACAACTAAAGTTGCATCAGCAGGCACAGAAATTGTACTTGCTATTTTAATTGGTGATCCACCACTTTTAGTGATTGCTACTGTAGCATCAGCAGCATTAGTCCCATCAATGTTTGCTATGATAATGCTATTTACTTTAAAAACTTTTCCTGAAGCTGCAGAATTTAATAAAATTTGAGTTGTTAATGTTGTAGTTAATGTTGCTTGTACAGACTTAGCTGTAATTGTAGAAACATTTACTAGATTTGGTGCTGCCATTTTTTATCTCCTATATTCATATTATTAACCTAAAATAAATGCCATTGCAACAGCTTTATTGCTGAAACTTAAATTACCAGAGCCGTCTGTTACCATAGCTTGTCCATTTACACCTGTAGATGTTGGTAAAGTAAATTGATTAATTGTGTTAATATTGGCATTTAAATCAACTATATTTGTACCATCTGAGTATAAAAGTTTGGTTCCTTTATCCGTAGTGGACCAAGTTGCCCCTGTTCCAGAGCTTGTTTTAAAGGTCACTGTAAAGGCTCCTGTAGTTGCATTTTCTACAGTGTATGTTTTTTCAATTCCATCTGGAATTACTACATCCACATTAGATGTAATAGTCCCTGTTAATTTTAAAACTTGATTTTTACCATTTGATAGTACCCCATTTGAAAATGTTAATGTTGCTCCTGTTGTTGCATTTAAAGCAACTGCATCATAACCACCAATTGCTTGCTCTAGAATAAGTAAATTTGTATTAGTAAATTGTCCCCAAGTTCCTGAATTTTCTCCAGTCGCTTGTACAGTTAATTTTAAATTCGTTGAAGTAGTATTAGCCATATTTTATATTCCTTAAATTATATTATAATATTTAATTTATAGATTAGTGTCAAGCAACCTCTTTCCATGTTGTCGTATTTCCAGTATCTACTATAGTCCATGTTACATTTTGAGTGCTTCCTTGAGCCATAGTCATTGCAATTCCAGTCACTTCTGCACTTGCATCATCTGCACTAAGAGTGCCTTCTTGCACGGTTAATTCTTGACCGGTTACATCAACTAAACTATTTGCATCTAAAACTGCTGTTCCAAGAGTGGCCGTCATAGGTAAAGCTGTTAAAGCAACATTTGCATCTCCAGTAACATCTGGAGCGTTTTCTTGCATGGTTAAGTCAAAACCAGTTAAAGTTAAATTAGCATCAGCAGTTATACTGACACTACCTTCAGCAGCAGATAATAATTCTCCAGTAATATTTGTATTTGCATCAGCACTTATACTGACACTACCTTCAGCGGCAGATAATAATTCTCCAGTAATATTTATATTTGCATCTCCAGTAACATCTGGAGCATTTTCTTGCATAGTCAATTCCTGACCAGTAACTGAAACATCTGCGTTAGCAGATGCAACAACACTACCTTGAGCTATAGATAATAATTCACCACTAATATTTGTATTAGCATCAGCAGTTATGTTAACACTACCTTCAGTAGCAGATAATAATTCTCCAGTAATATTTACATTTGCATCTCCAGTAATAGAAACTGAATCTAGATTAGCAGATAAAGTTTCACCTGTTGGAAATACTTCAACAACTATAGATATAGATACATCATCTTGTGTTGCTGTTAATGGTTGACCTGTTAAAGGTACATTTACATCTATGACAATACCTGGAGATGTTTCTTGAATAGTAAGTTCTTGACCTGTTACTGCAACATTAACACTTTGTGATCCTGTATCTGCAAAAGGTGCTTCTGCAAATGCTGTAATTCCAAAAGCCATAATCTACTAGGCTCCTGTTTTATTTTCTTTTACTTCTTCTTGAGGTAATTCTTTTTTTAGTAAATCAGAATAATGTGCTTGTAGTACTGTTAAATCATTTAACTGCATTGAAATCTGTTGTCTTTGAACACCAATATTTTGTAATTTATCTACACAAAGTTTTCCTTGTGGAGATAAGTTATCTGTATCATATTCTTTTTTATCAAAATTAAATTTCATAATATTTTAACCAAATACCATAGCTAATACGGTTGCAGTTCCTTTATTTGTAAAGTTTGAATCATTATTAAAACCAGATAAAGCTATATTTGCTTTTGTAAGTTTTTTCTGTGCATTGCCAGAATCAACTACAACAAAGAAATCACCATCTGCATCAGATGTTGAAGTAGTTAATTCTGATAAATCTACATTTAATGTAACAGTACCAGAAGTTCCGCCACCGTCTAATAATGTACCTGCTGTAACACCTGTAATATCTCCAACATTTGTAGTATATCCAGCGTCATTATTAAAACCTGAGTTATTAATACTGCCCTTTGTTATTTTAGTTTGAGCTCCTGCAGAATTTATCACTGCAAAAAAATCAGCATTGTCGTCATTTGAAGTTGTAGTTAACAAATCTAAATCTATTCTAGCAATTGGAACCGTTCCACTTGCTAAATCTGACGCGTCTAAATTTGTTAAGTTTGCACCACTGATAGCTGGAAGAGTTGCGGGAAATCTTGCATCAGGAACAGTTCCTGAAGATAAGTTATCTGCATTTAAAGAAGATCCATCAATGAATCCACTGTCATTATTAAATCCTGAAATATTAATATTGCCTTTTGTAAGTTTTTTCTGTGCATTAGCGCTATCAACTACTGCAAAGAAATCACCATCTGCATCTGATGTAGAAGTTGCAAGTTCTGATAAATCTACACTTACTGCATCTGCAGTCACATCAATTAAAGTTCCAGCTCCAACTGCTAATGATCCAGAAGTTGTAACCGTTCCTGTTAATCCATTACCACCTGATACAGAAGTAACTGTACCTGTATTTGTAGTGAATCCACTGTCATTATTAAAACCTGAAATATTAATATTGCCTTTTGTAAGTTTTTTCTGTGCATTTGCTGAATCTACAACAGCAAAAAAGTCTCCATCTGCGTCTGAGGTAGATGTAGTTAATTCTGAAAGATCAACATCTATTTGATCGGCTTGAACATCTATTAAGTTTCCAGCACCAACGTTTAATGTAACATCTCCAGAAGTCCCACCTCCAGTTAAACCAGAGCCAGCTGTAACTCCTGTAATATCTCCAGTAGTTGGAGTTTGATATTCTAAAGCTGTTCCACCAGAATTTACTGCAAGAACTTGATTTGCAGTTCCAATAGCTGTTAAACCTGTACCACCTTTTGTTGTAGGTACTGTTGGTAATCTATCTGATGATAAAGTTCCTGAAGCAATGTTTGTAGCATTTAAAGATGTTAAGTTTACACCGCTCGCAGCTGGAAGTGTTGCAGGAAACCTTGCGTCTGGCACTGTGCCACTTGCTAAATCATCTGCATCTAAGTTTGTTAAATTAGCGCCACTAATTGCAGGAAGTGTTGCAGGAAACCTTGCATCAGGTACTGTACCTGAAGCTAAATCGTCTGCATCTAAGTTTGTTAAGTTTGCTCCACTAACTGCTGGTAATGTTGCAGGAAACCTTGCATCAGGGACTGTGCCTGAAGCTAAATTATCTGCGTTTAAATTTGTTAAGTTAGATCCATTGTTTGCAACAATGTTTCCGCTTGAATCTAGTATGACTGCTTTGGATGCAGGGAGGGTACAGAAAACATCTTTAGTACCTGCAGAAAAATCTACTGCAGCATCACTATTAGATGATGATATAATTGTAGTTCGAGCTAAAGTTCCAGCACCAACAGTACCAAGACCTACTTCAAATTCTGTAGGAACGTCCTGGTTTTGAATTGCATAATATGTTGTATTAGTATTACCAATTGCACTTGAAAAAGTTTCAAAACCAGAAACAGCTCCGGATAAAGTAAACGCACCTGTACCTGTTGTAGTAGAAGTTTCTTTTACTCTATCATTTACAACTAATGCCATTTAACCTCCTATTAACCAGAGATTCTTAATATAGCTGCTGATGTAGTAAATGCTGGAAACTGTACTGTAAAAGTTCCTGATGTAGCTGTTTTATCTGCTCCAAAATCTAAAACTGCAACTGCTGCATTAGTAACTGCAGAAGATGTATTATAGATTAATGCACCTCTAGCTGTCAACGTTACACCTGTAAATGATAAATCTGCAAAGTCTACAATTGCAACACCTGATGCAATTGAAGTTTGTTGACTTGTCAGACCGCCACCACCAGCTGTATAAGCACCACTGTTACCAACTTCTTGTGTAGTTGTGTAAGAAGTAGTCGCTGAGTTTAGAGTTGCTGAAGAAGTATAAAGAGCTAATTGAAACTTATCACCGCCTGATGCAAAGTTCGCATCACCTTCTAGTAATTGTTTCTTGAATGCATTTGCAATCGCTTGTGTTATAGCCATAGTTTATCTCCTTATTGTTTTCCAACACGAGGAACACCTGCTTGATATTCATCGCGTCTTCGTCTTCCCATTTGTTCTATAGAGAAGCCTTCTATCGCTTGTTTATACCTTCCTTCATATAATTGCAAGAGATCGTTTGGCCCCTTTAAGAAGCTGTAAGCTTCGACTAAACATGCATACAAAAGTCCGTTGGGAAAATACTGACTTAAATATGATGTTGTATTTGTAGCCGATAATTGCGGTGGTTTCAAGATATAATTTACTTGAATTGAATAAGTATTGTCTGGAATTGGAGCAAATGCAATTTTATCCTCGTACCAATTTGCATAATACTTAGGAAACCCAGTTGCATTAGTATTATTAAATTCTGATATAAAACTAGTATCTCTAACTTCTAAATAACTTCTATTTCCAGACAAAGAGGTATCTGTTGAAGTAAAAATTTGAATAGATCTAACAATACTATATGGTGAAGGTAAATTAATAAACTTTTGACCAGAAATTAAATTAGCTGTTTGATATTGTCTTTGATAATCTGCATCAGCATCTCTTTGTATTCTCCATTCAGCATTTTCAATAAAACCATCTACAATTGTAGATGTTAAAACATTTGAATCTACTTCAGTATAATCTCTAATTTTTTGTACTAATTCTGCGTATGTCATAATTTTATGGTGTTAATGTAACTGGACCTGCAGTCACAAAAGTTCCTCCAAATTTACCTGTTACAGTAGGAGTTGATCCTAACGTAAACGTATATGTATTTATATCTACTACTGTTATACTAAATCCTGAAGCATTTTCAAATACTGTATATGCTAATCCTCCTGGACTTCCATCTACATTTCTAAATACAACAGAATTTCCTGTTGTTCTTCCATGAGAAGGTTCTGTAACCGTAATTGTAGTATTTCCTGATGTAATATTAAATGGATTTGATGGTAATAAATTTTCTGTTGCAGGTTCTGTTCTATCAGGTCTTGCATTTTGTAAACCTTGTGGATCTGCAGTATGTGGTTTTGGTTCTAATTGTGGATGTTTAGGTTCAAATTCAGAAATATGTACTCTTGCACCATTCCATTCTTTTACCATTTCTTTATATGGAAATTCCATACCAGATCTATCTGATATAAATTTTGAAAATTTTCCTGAAGCAGTATTAGACACTTGGATAATACACCTTCGGACTTATATACGAGCTGCTAGAAGAGCCGTCTTCTTGTAGCGCTCTTTGAAGTTCATCTTCATATAATAATTTTAATTCTTGAGTTCTTTGAGGTGCAAATTTTTGTGAAAGATAATAAGATAAACCTGCTACCATACAAGGTACAAATCTATATGGTACATCTGCTTCATTAGTGTAAGCTCCAGCATCTTGAATCCTGCTTACATAATAATAGTTAATAAAATTTCCTGCTTCTGTAGAACCAGGTGTTAAATATAAAGTGACTGTAACTTTATCAATAAATCTTTGAACAAAATATTGTGTAGGTGTTCCTTCATCTGTTTTATTAGAAAGTGATTGATATTCAGATCTATTTATTTTTGTAAGTGGAAAATCAACTGACGAAGAATTTCTATAAGACATTTCTAAAATATCATCAACGCCATACACTGCTGTTGCATCAGAAGTACCATCAGCTGTTGACCTAAACATTGTATATTCTGCTTGACCATCTACTAATGTAATTGAATTATTTTTTACTTGCCAATAATGTAATCCTCTGTTTCCCCATTCTTGAAACATTATATTTAAAGATCTTCTAGCTGATTTCATTTCTTGACCAGCCATAGGTTGTTGACCTATTCTTTCATATGCTTCTTCTATAACTTCATCAATAGAAAAACTTGATTCAAAAGTTGTTGTTCCAGAGGTTGCCATTTA